CCAAGTCTTTGTTACGAGAAGGAATCTGTTGTAAATTAGGATTAGAATAACTGAATCTACCAGTGACGGTGCCCCCAGTATCTGATCTAATTTGATTAATATCTGCATGTATTCTACCATTATGTTCGTGTTTAATTATGGTATCTATAAATGTCGTATGTGCCTTGTTTATTTCTCTAGCTTTTGATATACATTGTACTAAAGGATGTTCATGTGTAGAGAGAAAGTTTTTTGTAAATGAGGGAGCCTGCGTTTTTAAAGTTCGTTCGTATGGTAAATTTAGTTTGTCAAAAACTTTGGCGATGGATCTTGCTGCCCATATCTGCGTATCTATTCCTGTTTCTTTTTCTACTTTTGACAGGAGTTCTTTTTCTTCTGATGCTAATTGCCTCTTCATTGCATGAGCTTTTTCAACGTCCACTCTCACCCCAAGAAATCTCATGTCTACCAGACAAGGAAATAAATCTGTCTCAAGATTAAATATTGATTCGAGATCTTGATCTAGTATTTCTTTTTGCATAACTTTCCATAAACCTAAAGTTAACTCTGCATCTCGTTCAGCATAATTACCAACATACATCGCCGGTAGTTTCCACATGTCAGCTTTTGGATCAACACCCCATTCTTTTGCAGCGTTAGTTAGTTCTGTTTCATTTTTACCATGACCCAAATAATCCCAACCTAAAGATCCAAGGTCGTATCTAAATCTATTTTCATTCACTAATGATGCAGCGATCATAGTGTCCACAATCGTTCCATTAATTTGAATACCCATAGATCTAATCCAACAAACATCGTACATTGCATTGTGAAAAATTTTTGTTGAAGTTGTTTTACAAATATCCGTAAACCATTGAATTACTTTACTTTTTTCTAGGTTACCACCACCCTCATGATCGAATGGAAAGTACCCTGAGTAACCATCTGTTGCAACTGCAATACCTACAACTTTACCTTTACCCACCACAGATCCAGATCCCATAGTTTTTAATTCTGGATCGTGTGTTTCTAGGTCTATTGCAATCTCTTCACAAAATCTTAAGTCAGGAAATTCTGTAGGTTTAACCCATTCTGTTTGTGCACTAAATATCATGAGTAGTCTCTTTCTAATATCATTTCTAAATAATGTATTGCTTTTTTTATATCTTGCTCTTTCCCTTTCGACTGATGTCTACAGATATACTTTATAGCATTCCCCTCTGCAAAAAGCAACTTGTTCTCATTTATAAACTCTGCCGGTTGAATTTTCATAGATGAATAGTGCTTCCCACCCACCTGCTCTTGTAATGATTTATACATTGATCCCTTAAATATTTCTTTGTTCGTCATATCTTAAACTCCTTTGATTTATTTTGTGATTTAATTAAGTACAAATTTTTCATGCTTCTTGTGATACCTACATACCAAACTCGATACTCCTCATCTTGTTTAGCTGTAGATTTTTTTGCACCTTTTAATGTGTTTGATGTGTGATTTAAAAATAATATCACATTTGTTGCTTCACCACCTTTAGCTCCATGTATTGTTGATACTTTTATTCTTGCATCCTTTGTTGGATCCTCTCCATTTAATAGTAATAGTTTCATATAAGTTATTTGACTTTCTGATAATTTATCAAAAGCATCATACCATTTAAGAGATAGATTCATTGGTCCTTTCATTCTTTCTTTTATTCTTTGTATTTGAATATCTGGTATGGTTATTTTCTTTTGTAATGAAGACCAGTGTTGAATATCTTCGTACAAACTTTTACCAATACTATTACCTTGTGCTGTATTAAAAAATAATCCTTTCTTTTTTAAATATGTTGGCACAGATTTTAATAATGACTTTGTTCTAGTTAATATTAACCAATCACCTGTTGACATATCTATGTCAGACAATCTATATTTTTCTAAAATCTCTCCAGTTTCAGACTTTGGAAAATACTCTTTGTCAATCCTATTATCTTCTATTCTAGTGATGACATTTAGTGCAACTTCTTGTATAATACTTGGCACTCTTTCTGATTGTTTTAGTGGTATCTCTTTTGCATCATAATTTATAAATGAATCTACATCAGCACCGGCCCAACCAAATATTGCTTGATCATCGTCACCTGCAACCCACACATCACAATTAGTGTCTTTCTCTATTTTATTTATCATAGCCCATTGTATCAAAGATAAATCTTGTGCCTCATCGATAAAAATAACATCAAAGTCTGGTGTAACATCTTTATCTAAAAATTTTTGTATCATGTCAGTAAAGTCAATCAAACCATACACATCTTTGTAACTTTTAATTTCTTTTTCAATGGCATCTAATTTGTCTCTTTCTATTCTTGATAAATGTTCATTTAGATCAAATTGATCCATTACAGATGTTTGTCTAACTCTAGCTAAGTTTATTAAACTTAGATACTCACTATCTGATGAGAATATACCATTCCAATTATTTATTTCATACGAAGCATATTTAATTTGTATTCCACAGGTTTCACCAATAACTTTGTAATTTAAATCTTGCATGACATTTTCTTCTTTGAGTCCTAGAGTATTAAAAGCTAGAGAGTGTAATGTTTGAAAATATTTAATATCTTTTTTAGTAAGTTCTGTTTTAACTTTTAAAAATCTATCTCTTGCTTCACCTGCAGCTTTTCTTGTAAATGCAAAGTAACCTATCTTTTTTAGTGGCACACCTTTATCTACGTATCTTTGCACTTCATTTAATAACCTTCTAGTCTTACCTGTTCCTGGTGGTCCTACTACTTTATATCTCATTAATAGTTACTCTTCTTTCTATCAACTGGTTTATATTCTATTTTATCTATATGTAATTGTTTTACTCTACATACTTTCATTGTTTTACCATCCACGTTGAGAGAGTGATTAAACTCTACCTCACACTTATCTTTTAATTTTTGTGCGATACGCTCCTCTGGTATTTTCCAACTTGCACCTAGATGATCGATAAAAGATGTAAATTTAAAATAGTGATGGCCATCTTCTGTTAAACAAGATCCACTATTTATTTGAATTCTTTTCTTAGCTTTTGGTCCATTCACGCAGTATTGATATAACTCCTCCTCTAATCTATCTTCTATTTGAGTTCCTTTTGGTGGTGTTATCTTAACAGAATTTTTTCTAAAATCTGTTAGTTTAGCTCTAAAATCTTTTGGTTTTAATGGTTCATGATAGATACCTGTTTGCTCCCATATTAAATCAAGTAGCTCTGTTTGTTTTGTTATTAGTCGCCTGTTGCTTGCTACAACACCAGCCTTAGTGCCATCTGGTAAAGCTACATTGAATCTATACTCTGGTTCCGCATACATGATAATTTCAAAATCTGTAATATCTGGAAACATTGTGATACTATCTGACTTAACACCAAAAGGTCTAGAGTAACAAAGACTACGCATACATTTACTATGTATTGGATCTTCATAACAAGTGTGACCTGCAGTATCTTTTTTCCACGCAGCTATCTTTGAATCTAACTTTGATTTATCCCAAGGTGTTTCAAGATAGTTGTAGTTTGCATTTGCAACATGATCTGGCCATTTATCTTTGTATTTCTTTTTAGCAAAGACCATATAGTTATACATAAATCTATCTCTACCATCATCTAATTTTCTTTTAGAACACAATGCTAAACATGGTGGACCATCATCAAACTCTTCGTTTGTGCCTACTAAAATATTTTTGTAAGTTTGATCAACTAATTTATCTAATTCTTTTTTACCTATTCTACTTTGCTCTGCTATTTGTAAAAACTTTTCTATGTTTAATTTATTATTATCTTTGTCGACTGCATATCGATTAGTGTTACCATTATTGAAGTATGGTAGATTTATAAAGTTACCTGGTTTTATCTCTCCTTTGTCATCTTCTTTCAATTCTTTCTGTTTAGGAAAAACCTCTGTATCAGGATCTAATCCAAGAGGCAGTAAAAAAGATTTTAATGCCGAGATTAAATCAACGGTTGGTATTGGTTCTTCTAAAAACAAATAACAATGTAGTCCTCCACTTTTAGATAACAAAGGTATCAATGGTAGTTTGTATTGTTGAAATAGTGCTAGATAATTTTCTATTTTAAATGTCGAATAATTTTTTGGATCAATATCTATACAACCAAATTGTGAAGTTTTATCTAATCTACATGGTTGTATACCAATAGATATCTTACCTTCTATATGATCTTTATAATCACCTTGTGTAATAGGCCTACCTGCCCACTCATAATTTGGTTTAAGTTTATTTTTTTCTGTGTCTAATTGTGCAGAGGACATGTCTGCAATACCAAAATCACCTTGGTATCCTGTAAATAATTTTATAAATTCATCAACCATAAGATCCCGGGTCGGGGTAGCTCCACTCTCGCTTCGCTACCCCTATCTCCTCTTGACAGAGTAGAATTAATAGTTCGAGTCCTCTGTATTAGACTCAGCTTTTGTTTGACTATTTTTTAACGAGTTATGGAAATCTTTTGCCATTTGATAAACTCCAGCATCATCTACTTTCTTTATCAAATTAATATTATATCCATGCCAAGTAAAACTACCAGAGTTCTCAACAGAGTTTAATTTATAAACTCTAGAAAACATTGGTGCCGGTACAGACTTATTGGTTTTTGGGTCTACCTCAAACTGATCCTCCATAAGTGAGTTCCAACTTCTACTAACTTTTAGCTGTGTTGACTTCATAGTCATCAGAGCTTTTTCTGGTCTATTACCTAAGATAATTACAAAGTGATTCGCTGTTTTGATAATTTCATTACCATTTGTTAGCATATCTTTGTTTCTATCATTTTGAGTTGTCTGACTCATGATACCTGGACCC